ATCATAGGGATGGGCACCCACGTGCTGCGGGTCGGGGTTCTCACTCAGAAGCCCCGCGGTCCAGTAGGTATACAGGTCCATCCGATCCTCCCTCAGGCCTTACGCCCACGCCCGATCGGCCGTAGGTTCTCACGGCCGAGCCACTGCCGCTTCGACTTGTGCGCCGCATCCCACGACCTTTGGTCGGCCGGACTCCCGCCATGGAGCGGGTAGGGACATTCCACATGGTGAATGTGTCCGGCCGGAACCCCACATTGACACGTCCGATCCATAGGTCACGTTCCTTTCCTTTCCTTGACTCCCTCCATCCTACACCTTGAAAACAAGGTGTCAAGAAAAAAATTCTTGGGATTCCTTGATGCCGTCCGAAGGGAACCTTAGAGGAGGGGGGTAGCAGGTAGGTAAGGCAGGGTAGAGCACGGCATAGCAGGGTAGAGCCTAGTGCTAGACGCAACTCGGTCCTCCCAGGTCCCAGGCCGGCCCCTTCCACAGCCTCAATCCCCGGGCCCGGTCCCAGGCCGGCCCGCAGACTCGCACCGGGCACCCGCTCGCGGACGCCCAGGGGGGGGTCGGATCCGCCAAGGGGCTGCCAGCCGGCCCCCAGCCGGCCCCCAGCCGGCCCCCGGCCCCCCCCCGGGCCCGGTCCCAGGCCGGCCCCTCCCCCCCGCCCCCGCCCCCGGGCCGCCGAGGGTCCTCAGAGGCTCCCCCGGGGGGGCCCCCAGGGCCCTCCGGGCCGCTCATCCCATGGAGTCCCATCCTCCTAGCCCGGCCCTTTTGCTAGTCCCAGCTCTTTCCCGGCTTTTCGCCATCGTCCGGAATTTACTTGCGTTTGGTTCACGATCTGGATACGGGCATTCGGTAGGAGGTGGCATGAAGCGACTGGCTTTGGTTCTACTGGCTGGCGTGGTGGTGGGATGCACGGCTGCGCGTGAGGACGTGAAGCGGGCCGAGGGCGTGAAGTTTGAGTTATTTGATGGCATGGCGATGACGTTTCGTGGAGTCGTGGAGAAGATACGGGCGGAGGGGGCAGAGGCGGAGGGAGCGAAGGAGAGATTGCTGGGTGAGATTGATGAGCGGAGGGCTGAGTACAGGGCCTTGCATGCGCTGGTAGCGAGGTGGCTGGAGTTGGATGATCCGCTGGCGAGGGTGGATGGGCTGGTGGAGCAGGGGTTGAAGATACTGGAGGCGGCACGTGAGTGATTTAGAGGAAGCCGCTCACGAGTTCTTGAAGCATGTTGAGGGCGCTGGGTTTGACTGGTCTGTGGTCGAGACGTTGCCGCTTGAGCGGATGATCAAGGAGCTGCCGGCGGATGACGTTTGGCTGCTGGTGGAAGAGTTGAAGGACGCGGTGGCGGAGGATGAAGCGACGAGGGCGGCCGCGAGTGCGATCCTGGTGGTGTTGACGAGATTGGCGGCGGCGGGTCTGAAGGTGATGGTGACGCTCGCATGAAGCGCAAGCCCTATCAGAAGCCGGTATGGTGGCTGACGGCGATCTCGGCCGTGCTGGGGCTTGTCATCGCATCGGGTGTGCTGCCGGAAGGTTCGACATGGGAGAATCTGGTGGGTGCTCTGGTGAGCGCGCTATCGGGTGCACAGTTGAGGGTGGGCGGTGGAAGCGCACGCTGAGGAACTGCGGTTTCTGACCGCCCTGATTCCCGAGGCGAGGCCACTGCGGGAGGCGCTCGAACGATCGGGTCTTTCCAAGGAGACGTTTCTCGGGCTCCTCGATGACGAGGAATTCCAGAAGCTGGCGGCAAGGAAGGTCGAGGGGTATGTCAGGTTCCTCTACCTGACGATCGTCGCACGGATCTGCCAGGAACTGGCGAAGGATCCGATGCGTGCGACGACGGCGATGCTGAGGCTGATTGCGGAACGGTTCGATCCCAAGTTCAAGCCGACGACCCAGCATGTCCATACCCTGCAGTTGCCCGACTTCCGGGGGATGTCGCGCGACGAGCTCTTGAGGTTGCGTTCGGAGCTTGCGCTGCCGAAGCCCAAGCCGCTGGAGGTCCGCCATGACGACCGTCGCGTCGGATAAGGGCGGATACCGCGTCGGCACACACCATGTGCCGCGGCACGAAATATACGCCGCAAAAGTTGATTGGGAGTTGGCACAACGCCGCTCGAAGGATCCACTCCTCTACCACGATCCGCATGAGAAACAGGCGAGCTTCCATCGATCAGGAGCACGATTCCGCTCGATCTTCGGTGGAAACCAGTCGGGCAAGACGACCGCGCTCCTGGCCGAGGTCACATCGGCCGCGCTCGGCTTCTATCCCTGGCGGACCGATGGAAAGACGCCGACCTTGGCCATCCGGCCCGAGAGCCTGCCGGATGAGAGCCGGTTCCAACTCACGGGCCCGCGAGCGATTCGCGTGCCGAACCTCGGGCTCGTCCTCGGAAACGGCGTCGATGACGGCATCAAGACCGTGCTGCTGCCCAAGCTCCGCGAGATCGCAGGGCCCTACATCGCACGCGAGACGAAGTCGATCGGCGGCGCGATCGGCGAGATCGAATGGGCGAACGGCTCCAGGACCATGATCCGGAGCTATGGAAAGGATGCGGCGAAGTTCGCGGGATCGACGATCTCCTACGTCGCGGTCGATGAACCCATGCCCGAAGACGTCTGGACGGAAGTACGACGGGGGTTGATCGCGCTCGGCGGACGCGCATGGTTCGCCATGACTCCCCTGTCCGAGCCCTGGATGTACGACCAGCTCTTCACGAGGGCCGCGCAGGGGGATCCGGACTACTTCGCGATCGAGATCAGCTATTGGGACAACGACCGGCGCGAACGCGACGATGAGAATTGGGTCGCCCATCTGACCGATGAGGAGGCCGAGACGCGCGTCTTCGGCCGCTTCTTCCATCTCTCGGGTCTGGTCTATAAGGAATGGGATCGCGAGGTGCATCTCGTCGATCCGTTCCCGATCCCGCAGGAGTGGCCGCGCTGGCAGGTCGTCGATCCACACGATCGTCGGCCGTTCTTCATCATCTGGGCCGCGGTCGCGCCCGACGATTCGGTCTACATCTACCGCGAGTGGCCCGATCGCCCCTTCGAGGAGATGACGAGCTCCGATATCGATATCGATGGCTATACGAAGCTCTTCCAGAACCTTGAGGATGGCGAATCGATCGACTTCCGGGTCATGGATCCGGCATTCGGCCGGCAACTACGGGGCGGCACGACGGTGCAAGATGAGTTCGACCGGCGAGGATACTATTTCGATTGCACCGTGAAGAACGATATCCAGGTCGGCCATCTGAAGGTCAAGGAGTATCTCCGTTTCGACCGCGCGCGACCGGTCGATACGCTGAATCGCCCGCGGCTCTACGTCTTCCGCACGTGCCGGAATACGGCGTGGTGCTTCGAACACTATATCTGGGCCGAAGCACGCCATGCGGGACCCGCGCGCGAGGTCGTCCGCGAGGTCGGCAAAGATGGCATGGACTGCGTGAGGTACCTCTGCATGTCCGAACCGAGACATCGGCGGCCTGCGGCGTGGAACCGCTACGCGCTCGCGGCCCTCGGGGCAGGCGCAGGCTATGCGCGGGCGAGCTGATGGAGGAAGCATGAGCCAGGGCTGGATGGTGACCGATGCCTGATATCGGGATGCTCTTGCGGGACATCTACGGGGGGGCGAACGATGCCACTTCGCAAAGGGAAGAGTCGCTCGACGATGGCGGCGAATTACGAGGAGATGATGGAGTCGCGGACGTTCGCAAGGGGAAAACCCGCCGAAAAGCGGCGGGAGATGGCCATCGCGGCCATGCTCCAGACGGCGGGCGTGCGGCGACGGCGCAGCCGTGGCCGGAGGAGTGACTGAGTGGCCGTGAAGGAGGATCCGGTCAGCCTGCGCCGGGCAATGCAGGTCCGGACGACGAAGCTCGATGAGATCGTCGAGCACGCGGTCGAGGCCATCGGCGACATCGAGAAGGCGCGCTCGCCGTGGGCCGAGAAGCTCGCACGTCTCTACCGGCAGCGCTTCGGCATCCGAAACGAGAAGATTTTCCCCTGGCCGGGCGCGGCGAACCTCCACTTTCCGCTCATCGACAAGACCATCCGGCGGCTGAAGGCGATGTTCGTCCGGCTCGTCATCGGCGCGTACCCCATCGTCACGATCGCGGCGCAGGATCAGGGGCTCGCACGCAAGGTGGAGCAGTTCCTGGAGTGGCTCCTGCGGATCAAAATGGCCATCCTCCGGCCGCTCGTGATCCTCGCCGATGCGATGCTCTCGTTCGGAAAGGGGTTCCTCAAGGTCACGTGGAACTACGAGACGCGCTCGGTCACGGAGAAGCGATCGGTCGCGGACATCTTCCGCGGGCTCGATCCGACGAAGCTTCCGACGCCCGTACAGGCGCAGATGCTCGCGACCTCATTCGGACTTCGGCTCCCCGATGACCTGGAGCTCCTGCGAAAGATCCATGAGCGCCTCGACGCAGGCGATGAGGACATCGCGGTCGTCCGCGATGTGGTCGTCCACGATGAGCCGCTCTGGACCGTCATCCATCCCATGGATCTCTACGTCGAACCGGGCACGGGCGACATCGAACAGGCGGAATTCATCGCGCACCGCATCCGGATGTCGAGCGAGGTCCTGCGCTCCCGCGAGCGCGCGGGCTTCTACAAGAACACGTCCGATGTCATCGAGTTCGCGGAGGCCGCGCGTCCCACGCGCTTCTCCGAGAGCATCATCGGCGACTCCGAGAAGCGCGAGGATGTGACGAGATCATCGGCGGTCGGAGAGGCGGACATCCACGAGTGCTACCTCCTGCATGACATCAACGGCGATGGCGTGAAGGAGCGATGCGTCCTGACGATCCATGTCCCGACGAAGACCGCTCTGCGGTTCATCGAGTTCCCGTACTGGCATGGCGAGTGGCCGATCACGGCGTTCGACTTCGAGCTCACCGATGGCCGCTGGCTGTCCGCGCGTGGGGTGAGCGATCTCCTGGAGGATATCGAGAAGGAGATCGACATCCAGCACAACGCGAAGATCGATTCGATGTCGTTGACGAATGCGCCCATCGGCTTCTACGCGCGCTCCTCGGGGCTCCAGCCCGACGATATCCAGTGGATACCGGGCCAGTTCGTGCCGCTTGCGAATCCCCAGACCGATGTCGTCTTCCCCGTCCTCCCGAGCCATGAGATCAGCTACGAGCGCGAGGAGAGCATCCTACGGGCATGGGCCGAGGACCTCGCAGGCACGCTCGATGTCGCGCTCACGCGACAGGATGAGAGTCGCAATCCGCGCACCGCGACCGAGATCGAGGCGACGCAAGGCGAAGTGTCGAGCATCTTCGGACTCGACTCGGCGCTCTTCCAGGACTCGTTGCGAAGGGTCTACGGACAGACGCTCGCCCTGTGGAAGCAGTTCGGTCCCGACGACGTCGAGATCGCGGTCGTCGGCGAGGACCTGCCGATCAAGGTTTCGCGCCAGGAGCTCCTACGGGGCATGGACATGATCCCGACCGGCACGCCGGCGAACGTCAACGCGAGCCTGCGGCTGGGACGCGCGATTCAGTTCCTCCAGGTGCTCTCCCAGTCGGGCCCGGTCGAGAACGTCAGCATGGCCGAGTTGATCCGCTACATCGCCCAGTTGCAGGATCCCCTGATGGCGCGGCTCATCATCCATCGGGGCGGCATGACGGGCATGGATCTCGAGGCGGAGCGGCAACTCGACGAGATCACGCGGATGATGGCGATTCCGGGCTATCGCGCGCCGTTGCGTCCGTCGGACAACGATGAGGCGCATGCGAAGATCGTGGAGTCGGTCATCCAGTCGGCGGGCGAGTCCCTGGCGCGGACGGACGCAGGCACGCGGATCATGGAACATGGCATGGCGCATCAGGCGCGCCTGACGAAGCGCCAGCAGGGCGGCGGGCTCAAGGTTCCGAAGCTCGACGAGTTCGGACGCCCTGCGGCGCCTGGTCCCGATGCGGGCGCCCTGATGGGGGCGATGATGGCCGCCGCAGGAGGCCGAGGATGAGCTGGTTCGAACGATCGAAGGACCTCGCGCCCGAGAAGCGCACGTCCGCACGGGTGGCGTTGATCGAGGAGTTCGCCACGACCGAGTACGCCGAAATCCTCGCGGAGCTCCTCGATGGCATCCGGTCTGCCGCGGTCGCGTCGATCGTGCATGGGACCGACAAGACGGAATTCGAGCGCGGGCGCGCATCGGCGATCAACGAGGTGATCGCCAGCTTGCGGCTCGCGGTCGCGATGGAGCAGAAGCGCCGGGTTCTTCGAAAGCAGGACGAGATGAATCTCCTGACCGGGGACGCCTGGCGGACGTATGGATCGGTACCGGGCCTCGTGTGAGGGCATCCGAGGTCCGAGAGAGAACGCCCTGGGAAGTGAGGAGCTATGCCACCGACACCGGAATCACGCGATTCGTCGATCGAGGGAATCCTGGCCGATGCGGGCGCGGTACAACCGCCGGCGGATCCGGCGGCTGACGACGCACCTACCACTGTCGAACCGAAGCCCGAAGGCAGGAAACCCGAGGCCGGCGAAGCGCGCGACAAGCCGCCGTGGTGGCTCGCCCACCGGCTCCAACCCATCCGCGCGAAGCAGGATGAATTCCGCAAGGAGCTGGCGTCGGTGAGGGCGGAGATCCAGGAGATGCGCCGGCAAGCGGCCGCGCCGAAGACGAGCGAGTCCATCGACAGGGAGATGGAAAGCCTCCGCAAGGCTGCGCGGGAGAACCCCGAGCAAGTGGTCGATGTTGCGGAGAGAATCGCGGAGCTCAAGGCGCGGAAGATCGCGGAGGCGCAGGCGCAGGAGATGGCGGCTGCGGATTCGTTCCGGCAGGAGCAGATGCTCTGGCTGGATCGGGCGGTGGAACTCTGGCCCGACGTGCGGGATTCCCAGACGCCGCTCGCACAACTCGCCGCCAGCAAGTGGCAGGAGGCCGAAGAGGCGCGGATCGGCGGCAGATGGTCGCCGAGCATGCTCCCGAACGGCCGATACCTCATCATCGCGGAGGCGGTCGCGGAACTCGGTGCGGCCGCCCGATACAAGGAACCTGCGGGGGAGCGGGTCGAACGTCGTCGCGTGGCGCTTGAGGCGGGAAGCCCCGCCGCGGGCGGAGCGGGGCCGAACGTGGCATCCGCCCGCCGTGAGCTCTTCGCGACGCGCGATCGTGCGAAGGCGCAAGCCGCTCGCTCGGTCGTCATCGATCAGCTCATCCCCGAGAATCTGAGGGAGAAGTGAAATGGCAAGGGCACTGACCGGCATGACGTGGTACGACGAAGTCACGTCGTCCACGCTCACGTCGGGATCGCTCAAGGAAGACGTGGTCAACGCGATCACGACCATCTCGCCCGTCGACACCCCCATGACGAGCCATCGACAACGGTCGCGCGCCATCTCGGTCGTCCACATCGCGCCGTACGATACGCTTGCGGCCCGAACGACCGTAGGCGCGACCGAAGGCGCATCGTGGACCGACACGGCCGTGACGACGCCCGTGCGGGCCGTGAACTACTGCCAAATCTGGCGGAAGGACTGGGGGATCTCGGGCACGGCCGAGGCGGTCGCGCGCTACGGCATGACATCGCCGTACCGCTACTACCTGGAGAAGGCGCTGAAGGAGCTGGCGAACAACGTCGAGAGGTCGCTCCTGACGGGCGTCGCCAACATCGGGACGTCGTCCGCCTCACCCATCCGCTACGCGGGCGGGCTGGCAGCGACGGATTCGACGAATGGCGGCGTCCTGGCCGCGACGCAGTTCTACGCCCCGAGCTCCGCGACGACGTTCACGCAGGCGCGCTTCGAGACGCTGCTCCAGTACGCCTGGGGCCAGGGGGCGACACCCGACGAGGTGTACGTCGGTCCGTACATGAAGCGCGAGACGCTGCTGAAGTGGACCGTCAACACCCGAAACGTCGAGGCCGATGAGAACGCGCTCTACGGCAACGTCGACGTGTTCGACTCGTTCGTCGGCAAGACGCGCTGGTACCTGACGCGCGACCTCACGGACACGAGCGTCTCGAACCAGTACAACACAATCGCCGCGATCCAGGGTGACCTCTTCCGCTTCGCGGTTCTCCGGGAGGAGAACATCCCGCTCCAGCGGCAGGGGGATCAGCTCCGCGGCACGATCATCACCGAGGGCACGCTGGAGTGCCGGAACCCGTACGGTGGTGCGGCCTGCATCACCGCCGTCCACGACACGGTCGCGTAGCCATAGGGATCCGACGGGGGGGGTGAGGCGGATGCCCCATCCCCCCTTGCCGGTTCGAGGGATGAGGATGGAAGAGAAGCGGAATGAGAATCTGGCATTCCGGCCGATGACATCGGCGGACCTCGACCGAGACATCGTTCGGGTCATCGAGCTCTGGAAGCTCAAGCGGCCGCTGGAGCACCACCAATTTTGCGATGCCGTGCTCAAGTACAAGAAGCTCGTCGAGGAGCGCCAGAGCGCCAAGGCTCCGCTCTGGCTGATCGGCCAGATCCCGCCGAGCCTCGAATTCCAGATCCACTGGATGTGGCCGGGTTTCTGGCAGGAGCCGAAGAACATCGTCCGCTTCTTCCGGATCTTCTCGTTGGGTGCGA